GACGAGATAACATCAGTGTCCCACCCAAAAGCAAAATGGAGTTTAATACTACCACAACGCCCCCAGGGGTTTCTGAGAGTCCTTCGTGGTTACTCGTGATGGTTGTCACGTGGCTGCTAGGAGTGCCGTGGTTGGCTGTTTTGTCAACTGTTGCCTCGCTAGTTGTGGCAATTGGAATTTGCGGGTTCGCATGTATGATTTTCTTGGCACTGTTCATCAGGGCTTGCAAGGAATTCGGTTGTAGTGTCAGGTCATGCGTGGCCTTCACGGCAAGAAACCTTCGAGTGGTCCTTGGGCACATTCATTTCCTGGTGTTTGGCTTGTTTGACTATATAGTTGAGCCTGTCAAGCCAGTTGAGGTGAAGTTGAAGATAGTGAAATCTTCCTCAGACAAAGTCATTGAGTGTGAGGACATATTCACTTTCCAAGACACCAAGCGGCTGGAGAAGGAGTATGTTACTCCAGAATCTCCCCCTGAAGACGTCAAGCTGGAGGATGTTCCGCGTTCTTTGTTTTGTATTGTGTTGAAGGATGGTTCCTTGATAGGCATGGCCGGGCTTGTCAAGATGAGACGGGGAAACCGTACTTATACTTTTGTGCTAACAGCTTTGCACGTTTATAGACAAGCTTGGAAGAGTGCTCGTGAGGACAAGTTCCATCTTTATTCACCACATTTGGGTCAGCGTGTATCAATTGATCGACCCACGCCTGTTATGGGTTCAAGGTCGCATGATTGGGTAGCTTGGGAGCTGGGCAACAATGTTGCTTCGGTGATGAAATTAAAAGCTGCCGAGTTGGTTGATTGGTGCTTATATGACACCTTGTCCATCTATTCTGCTCCGCAGAAAGAAGACGGCAAATGGGTTGTCAGCGCTGACGGGGCCACCCTGCTCGCAACTGCCAAGTTGTCCTACAAGGCCAGTACGTTCCCAGGAACATCTGGTTCTTTGTTGTTTACCAACAAGGGGAAGGTCGTTGGTGTTCACATTGGAAACCTTGTGGAACCCGGCGGCAAGAGAACTAATGTTGGTGTGATTCCTTGGCGCATAACCTGGTTCCAACAGGAATCAGAGGTTGTTGGAATTAATTCCAAAGTTGTGATGTGGGCGCGTAGGGGCAGGAAAGCTATGCTTGACCGCCTTGCGCAAGACCCAGACTTTGAAGCGGAATTTCACCCAGATGAAGAGGAGCAGATCGACTTTAGAGATGGCTATTCTGGCTACGAAGTTCATGGATACATGAACAACGAGGGCGACATCTACGCTGATTACGAGATGGAGCCTTGGGACGGAAAAGCCCCTGATCGTTTTGATTGGGCCGATTGGATGGATAAAGTTGATCCAGATAGGAGAAGAGTCGGGTCCCGATTTGCCCGAGAGGCAAAGGAGGGCTATGAGTCTCCTCGTGCTTCGATGGTGCAGGGAAAAGAATTGCCAGCTCAGAAGACCTTGATGCTGGATCCTCAGGCACACCAGATGGATCTTATTGTACAGATGGCCAGCTCAATAAACATGCTTGTGGTTCAGAACAGGGAGCTCAAACAGAGCTTCATGAAAATATCCACATTATTGTTAGACTCACCCACACACTTGAGGCCTGGAGGAGCCAGCAGCGCGCTAGATTTAACGCTAGCCGAGCGGGCCCAGTTATCCGAGAGCGTGAAGTCGAAGAAGCAGACGAAGTCAGTTTCAACGAGCACTTCACAATCTCAGGATTCTACGCAGCCAAACTCTCAAAGGAACAAGACCTTAAAGTCAACGAATGTTTCAAACGAGCAGTTGAAGCTAACGAAGATCTCCGAGGGTGGGTCAGGCCAGAGCGAACAGCCACCGCCGAATTCAAATCTCTCTGTGAACATAGTAAAGCAATCAAAGTAGCCGCACGCCAGCCTGACCACACTGTTGCGAATGTGCTGGCAAATCGAGTCTGGAATATTGAGG